TTTGGGTCTCCCGCATAGTTTCCAGGAGAACCTTGTGGTGCGAAATGTTCACCTGAGTTAGTTTGTCCACCAGGATACAATGCACTTGTTGATGCTCCAGTATATCCTTGGATTTGAGGTACAAAGTAGAACAATTTACCGATTGGTAAGTTCATAGCCTGTACAGATACGATGTCGTTAGCAAGTAACTTAGAGAATACACGTCTAACGATTGGGAATACAACAGTTTCGAAAGAACCTGAAGACCCGTCAGACGTAGCTTCGTTAATCAAATGTGACGCTTGGTTTTCATACAATTGTGCAACATTTTCTTTTAGGTGGCCTTTAAGACCTTCAAGGAACCCTAATTTGTCCCATTTGCTGATAGTATCTTCTTTGATAACTTTAAGGTGTTTTAACCCGATGTTACCAACAAGACCTGATTCTAATAATGCTCCCATTTTTTTTTGGTTGTTTTATTTTTTAGTTTATTTTTTATTTTAATTTTGACATCAAATCTTTCATTCTCATAAATTGAGGATTCTCGTAAGTTTTAGACTCAATCAAGTTAACTGCTGAACCTGTGTTTTGAACGTTTTCAATTTTACGTTCAATTGATTCGTTCATTGGTTGACTTGTTTTAACTGAAAGTTCATCTTTGATTGTCTTGTACAAGTTTTTAGATTCTTTAAGAGACTCTACACCGTCAAATCTTTTCAAGATGTTAATTTTTTCTTGTTTAGATGTTGAGTGTTCAGTGAACAAACGAGTTGCGTAAGCTAGGTTTGAATTAAACACAGCTACTTCGTTTAGTTTGTTTCTGAATACGTTAAGTGCTTTTCTGTACTCTTCATTTTTCTCTCTAAGTACTTGTACTTCTTCACCGTACACGCTTTCTTTGATTGGGAATTCTAAATTTCTGTTAGGAGTGATTCCTTTTCTTAAACCACGACCTGATTTAGAACCGTTACCATAACTACGTGACGCTTCTTTTGTTTCCGCTTTTTTACCTTTAACGATTTTCATCTTACCATCAAGAGTCTCATCATCTTTGTATACGTCAACTTTTTTAGCTGAACCTGTACCCATAGTTGTGTTTGCTTTCTTTCTTTTTGGTACTTCGAATCCACCGTCCATATTTGGTTTTGTACTATATTTGAAACTTGACGCTTTACCTGTCTTAGGGGTTTTAGCCTTTTTAGATTCCATCATATAAGGGTCTTCTTCTTCAAATTGTTCAGAATCGTCACCTAAAGTGATTTCATACATAACTTCGTCACCCTCTTCCATATCTTCTTCGTCCATTTCAATTTCATAGAACATTTCACCATTTTTTTCATCTTTAGGTTCAGATGGCATACTCCATTTAGTTTTGTATGACGGCATATCATCAGGGATACCTAAATAATCATCTTCTTCTTCAGATGGTTCTTCATCGTTGAAAACAGAATTGATGATATCTTCAATAGAATCGTCAGAATCATCCATATCCATATCCTCTTCTGAGTCCATGTCCATTTCTTCTTCATCCATATCCCAAGTTTCCATCATATCTTCTTCTTTGTTCCATTCATCTTCTTCAGATTCTCCAACAATCATATATTCGTCTTCATTAGTTTTTAGGTTGATATTACCAGCATCGTCTTTTGTAACAATGATGTTATCATCAGGACCCATTAACTGAAATACACGAATGATTTCGTCGTTAGATTTTCCTCTTAAGTCAATTGGAGACGCCATGTCTTCAACTTCGTTATCTGTATCCATATCTTCTTCAGAATCTTCCATGTCCATATCCATAGACATTTCATCTTCATCGCCAGACATATCAACATCTGTGTCAATCTCTTCTTCTTCTTGTTCAGATAGAGATTCTTTTACTAATTCTTTAATTTCTTCCTTCATGGTTGAAGCAAGTATTTCTTTTGCGTTGTTAGCAACCGCTTCCTCAAGATTTTTCATCGAAAGGATAGCTTCTTCTACTAAAGATTTTTCTTTTGCCATTTTTAGTTGTTATTTTTATTTATATAAATATTGTTAATTTTAAAAAAAAATTAATTCTTACGTAATTGAGGTAAAATAATTTTTATTTTTTAGATAATTTTTGTCTTTCTAATTCAATAAGTCTGTCAATTTCTGACTTTCTAAATTCTAAATTTTGAAGTCTTCTCTCACCCATTTTAAATAAATCATCTTCTAATGGTTTATTTCTATATTGTTTTGTTTTTGTTTTTCCTTCAAATTGAATGTTGGTCATGAGGTAAGGTTCGTAGAATCTTGTTATACCTGAATTTTCTTTTCTAATTCTACTTTTCTTATTTGAGAAGGATATGTATTCATTTGATTCAGTATTAACATAAAGAAATACTTGAACATTTTTTTCTGAATATTTTGTGTGGTCAAAACCGTATGATGATATTTCAAAGAAGGTGTCACCATCTCTATCAACAAAACTTGTTGCTTTTGTGAAAGGTTTAACTTGAACAAATATTTGTTGTCCATTTGTTTCAACCATAAGGTCCATACCTTTTTTTGTATCTCTTACATCACCTGAACAAAACCTTATAATGTTTGTATCTGAACCAAAAAAATCTTTTAATACTTTAATTCCGAACAATTCATTCTGATTACCTTTATCAATTGTTGCTCTGTTAAGGTTAACAAGTTCTTCGGTATATTTCCCATTAAACAAGTCATCTTTGTTATCTGTAATAAAATCTATTAAATTTTTGTTTGTTATTTCTGTACCAGGATTTTGTGATGTAAAAAGTTCTTTAATTTTATCTCTAACTTTTGAATTGGTGTCAAAACGATTTAAGACCGACCAATGGTCTACACCAGGGATATGTTCCCACACATATATAACACCTTCGTTAGTGTCACAGTTACCATCAGGGTTTGGTAGTTTACCATATTTTGATAATGGTTTATATATCGCACGTAACATCTGACGGATATGTTCTGCAACAGGGTCAGTTTTTTGCTTGAAATATTCTAATATTATTTGGTATTGTGTTTCTGAAACTGAAATTTTCATATTCCATAAATACCTGATAAAACAAAAAAGGAGGGAAAACCCTCCTTTGATGTATTATTGAAAATTGTTGTATTATTCTATCACCTCATCAATTTTACTTTCAACAATGCATGTTATTCTCCAATCTTGTGAATAACTCTCATAAATTTTGGTTACTTTTGCTTCCACATCAGTTGGGTTGTAACCTCTAACCAACTTCTCTTCTTTTTGTTTTTTTACTTTACCTGATTCTGAATCTACAATATCAGTTGTAATTCTTGCTACGAAATATTTTTCATCCATTTCCATAAGTTTTTTTTTAAAAATATAATAAATAAAACTTATCTATCAAGGTATGCGGACAATTTTTTCATCAGTTCTTTTTGTTTGTCAATAGATTCTCCACTCATACCTGTTGTTCTTTCAGCTCTCATTTTGTTTTCTTCTTCTAAATTCTCTTCGAAGTTGAATCTTTCATTAGGTTCTGAGAACAAATACGCTCCAGGTGTTGATGGTGAAGAAACAAGGTCAAAACAAATAAGTTCAAAGTCATCTTGTACTTCATTCTGTTCACCAACTTTTTTCAATGACCCTACACCACGAGAAGATATACCAAGAGTAACTCCTTGTCTTAAGTAGTTAGCCGCCAAATCACCTTTTGTTGAACAGATTCCTCTTTCGTGGAATCCTGGTGATGTTAACAATTTCAATTTACCCATTAATACTTTTCCGTCCCACCATACTTCAGTGATGATGTGTGAAACTCTATCTAAGTCAATTAATGACGATTCAGGGTGATTTAATTCAGATAGGGATGTTCCCTTCTCAATCAATTTTTTATAATTGTCAGCTTCTCTTTTTAATATTTTTTCAGGGTATAGTCTACCGTTTCTATTCGGAGTGTCATACTTTTGTAAAACTGCGTAAAATTCAAATGGTTTTGAGTGGTCTAAAAAATTTTTAGATTCTTTAATTATTTTATCATTACCGTTCTCTTTTGGATTGATATATCCCGCATCGTACTCGATAAGAATTCCTTTCCCAACTTGACCAGGTTTTATTATTTCTAAGTTCATTTCAATGGTTTATATAATAAATATTGAAAAGATTAACTTTGTGTCGTTATTGGTTTTGTTTTATTTGTTTTTGAATAGTGAAATGAAAAATATTTGTTACTTGAAAAATTATTTTTGAAGATACTTTTACAAATTTCTTTAAGAGAATCTTTAATTTCTTTTGATTTAAAATCTAAAGTTGAGTCTAACAAATATAAATTTACTTCTAAATTTAAAAATGATTTTTTTCCTTTTGATAATCCTGATGACCTTAAATCTAAATCAACAATAAATTTATTGTCATATATTTCCGTGTTTACCGACTCGTATACTGAATGTCTTATGGCTCTACTTAAGTTTGATACTACTCTTGTCCAATTCTCCAACTCTTCTTTTGGTTCAACCCATGTTTGAATGTTTAAATACATTGATTTTAATTCGAATGAATCTACTGTTCCGTAAATTGTTTTAGCTGTTTTAAAACCATGTATTTTTGAGGTTTTGCCTTTTTTCATTAATTTTCATTTTTCCTAAAGTTTATTTTTAAAAAAAATAGGTATAAATGTGGTGCAAGTCAAAATTTTTTTATATTTGCAGATATTTCTAAAATATGTTAATAGTTAAAATAGATAAAAACACACCATTAGAGAAAGCCTTAAAACAATTGAAAAATAAGGTAATTAAGACTCGTCAAAGTCAGGAATTAATTAACCGTAAAACTTTTGTTAAAAAATCTAGTAATCGTAGAAATCAAATCAACAAGGCAATTTACGCTCAGAAAATGAAAAACGAGAATTAAAGATTATCGTTTAAATCTGACAATTTAAAGTAATTAAGTTTGTCGTATTTTTCTGAACTAACCGTCTTAATCGTTTCATCAATTTTGGTGATAACTTCTGAATCTTTTTCAGATTCTTTAATTACGTTTAATTTTTTTACAACATTCTCTTTTAAACTATCAAATTTTACTTCCAATTCTTTCTCATCAATATTCAAAAATTTAATAAGTTCTTTTTGTTCAGTCTCATTTAAATTTTCAATATAATTTTTGATTGTATTGTTTGCAACATTAATCATTGAAGAAATTGGAATCTTAATAGGTTCTTTTCTACCAATAGGTTTTTTACTTAAAGATTCTTTAATAAGATTTTTACTTTTGATTTTATTTTCAATAGTAAGAACATTTTTTGAAAATAAATTATCAATATCTTCGTAATCATTTTTTGAATTGATATTCTTAACCCAACCTTTGATTTTTTCAATCGATTGCGGTTTAATTTTACTAATGGTGTTCTCATAAATTTTAGTACACTCATTAATATATTCTTCAAGAACTGATTCATTCAAACCTTGATTAGTTTTTAATTCATCATACAAGTAAAACAATTTACTTATGTTTGAATTTTCCAAAACTAATTTTTTGAATGTTTTCAATTCTTTTTGGAAAGTTTGATTAGAGTAAGATTCTAATAATCTTCTATCAACTTTTGATTTTAAAATACCGAATTTCATTTCTTTTTATTTATAAATATCAATCTCTTAATATTTTACTCAATTGTTCTTCAATCTCACCTAAATAATTTTTTCCTCTTGATAAATCAATGAAAGAATCATCGTCAATAAAACCTTCGGATTCTAAAAGAATATTGTAATTATCTTTTTTCTCACTTTCAGGTAATCCTCCTTCAGGTCCTCCCGCCGGTGGTGTTGGTGCTCCTCCACCTAATTCACCTCCAGGTGGTGGTGGTGGTGCAGCAGCTCCTGCAGATGCGGTACTACCTGATTTACTTCCATAAAGTTTGTCAACATTATCAAATATACCTGTATGAACAATGATTGTTGGGGTATTAGTTAATTCAGCTCCAACTGCCTTTTCAATACGTTGTTGTTGTAAATCAAGTTTAATTTCATCATCTGAGAATCCTAAAACATGTTTCTTAGCCCAAGAAACAGATACAGGTGCAATACCCTCAATTGCGGTAACAGCGTCTTTATATAGAAGTATTTTTTCTTTCCAAACATCAATTTTAAGTAAGTCGGCTTGTGTGGATGGATTTGTAAGACCTAAAGTAAAGTTATTTAACTCATCTTCAAATCCTAAAATAAATAAATGAACAATTGCAATTTTATTTAATTCTGCAATCATACATTTTTGAATTCTGTTAATTGTTCTAGCAAAACGAATATCTTGTAATGATAAGTTTTTACCATCACCAACTACTTCTTCAAATCCTAAAAACGCTTTAGGAACACGAAGAGCCGTTAATAATTTCTTTTGAATATATTCGATATCGGCAATCTCAGAAAGGTTCTGAGCTCCAGGTAAAGTATCAATAGGATTTGCTGCAGCTGCGTCACGAACAGGAATGAAGTAATCTTGGTCAACCGCCATTTGGTTGAATCTCATATCCACATTACCTGTGTTATTATCAACAACTTGAGACCTCTTAAACTTGTTTGCAACTCTTTGTACATACGGTTCAACGTCTTTATCATCCATGTTACCAACAAACACTTTAAACACCCTTCTTTCAGGTGCTCTTGATGTTCTATAAATTAACATCGCATCTTCAGATAACAATAACTGTTTCCAAATACGTCTTGCTTTTTCTAACATAGAAGTTCCGTAAGGAAGTTTTCTGTCATCACCTAACAATCTGAAGTGAGCCATTTCCCATGAATTAAATTCCATGTCTTTAGCTTTCCACTTAAATCTCAAACCTTTTTGTTCTTTTGGTTCATCAACATTTTGAGATTTTGCTGCCATACCTCTTTCAAGACGTTCAATCTCAATATTTGGTAATTGCATACATCCAACAACTCCTTTATCGGCATCCAATTTCAAGTAAACAAAGTTGTCACCATACTTACATGTGTTTCTTGTCCACATAGGTAAGTTGGTATTTAAATCTAATGCGTTGTTAAATAAATCTGCCAAGATTGATTTGATACGTTTAGATTCAGAATAAATCTGTAACATATAACCATTTTGGTCAACAGTTGTTGATTCTTCACCATAGATATCTAAAGCAGCAGATATCTCAGGAGTATATTCCATTGACTCATAGTCATAGAACGATGCCAATCTTGTTGGTTCATAATATACTGCTTGAGTATATAAATTACTTTCAATTTTAGTCCACTGGTTTGCTAAATAATACGTTTGTTGAGCTTGTAAAAGTTCTGTATCGTATTCTTGTTTAGAAGTGGTTTTTAATAATTCCTCTTTATCGTATTTGTAAGTCGGATAATCTTGATTCAGTAAAGAATTAGGCCCAAATGCTTGGGATAATTTTTGCCAAACCGTTAATTGATTATTTTGATTGTTTTCCATATTATAATTTTAATTCTAAATCTTTATATTTAAATATTTAAATAATATTTTAAGGTGGACATGTTCCCCAAACTGGTTTAGGTAAAACCCATGCTGGCGTACTTGTCGCAAAATTTGATGGTAATGAAGGTATTAATGTTACACACCACCCACTTAAATCTTGGTTAAATAATGTGTTAAGAAAAAACATACCATTCATATTGGTAACTCCTGATACATTCCAAGATGCAATACCTGAATCATTAAAATTATTACAATTTAAAAACATATTACCCATATATTGGACGTTTGAAACATCCCAACTACTTGAGTTATTTATTGTTGTTAATGAAGTACAACCATTAAACATTGAAGTTAAATCAGTTGTATTACCTAAAATAAGAGTATCAGTAACTCCAGATAATTTTAAATTTTGACATCCTGAAAACCAATAACCTTGTAAAGACGCTCCTTGAAGAGCAAAACTCCCCCATTGAATTATTTCAGTTAATTTAAGTTTATCCCCAACATTATTAATTGAACCAAATCCGACATTTGTCCCTAATATAGTTATTGTATAAACACCTGGTGATGAATACGTATGAGTTTTATTTGCAAAAGTATTAGCACTAATATTACCGTCACCCCAATCAATTGTACCATTATAAAGTCCAAAACTATCTAAAGGTAAAGATACTTGATTAGAACTTGATGACCCTGCTGAAGTTTTAGTAGTATCCCAAATACTAATAAATGGTATCGGTATAGGTGTTGACGAAGGTGTTGGTGTAGGTGTAGGTGTTTCAGTTGGTGTTACTGTAGGTGTTACAGTTGCCGTAGGTGTTATTGTCGGTGTTACAGTTATTGTTGGGGTTATCGTAGGGGTCGGAGTAACACTTGTTGACGGTAATGGTGTTGGTGTCGGTGTAGGAGTCGAACTTAATACCGGTTTTGGTGTTGATGAAGGTCTTGGTTCTCTATTAGTTTGTATGTTAACTTGAATCTTTTCAGACGGACTTAATTTAGCCGTGTATATACCTTGACCAGGGACACTTAACTTTGACCCCATGTAAATACTTTTTGTTCTCTTTCTTGATGAAAATCCCATTAGTCATAAATATTACCTAACTCCAAATAACCAACCGTATTTCATATAATCCTCTTTTGAGTAGCTATTCCTGCTAGATTGATTCATATTATCAGTAAGAGTTGGTATAACTGGATTGAATTCAATTTGTTTACTAACATTATCATTATTGGCAACACTCCATGAATCCAACATCGCCTTTGTTTGTTCTGTAACTCTTTTTAAACTTGTAAATGAAGATTCCGCAACATAACAAGCCATTGCTAGTGACATAATCAAGTCATCATGTTGTCCTTTTTGGTGGTCAGGTCGTCCATTAACATAAATAAATGTATTCATTTCATTGAACAATCTTGAACTATAAATTTTAAATTCATGTCTCAATGCCTCTTCAAACGACGCAATTATTTGAACACGTTTATTATTAAAATTGATTCCAGGAATTTTTTCAGTTGCCTTTGGGTCGTATTTCCATTTATTTGCTGTGTCAACACCATCAACGTATAAATCTTTATAACCCATTTCTTGTAATTTCCTTGACGTGGAAACACCCATACCACCTGTGATATCTATCACAATAAAACAAGAATACATATTAGCCCATTTATAACATATCTCAGCCATAGTGTCAGGAGGTAGTTTTCCAACAAATTCCGCAACCTGTTCTCTTTCATCAAAATCAATTATTTGAAAAGAACTAAAGTCCTCACTATCTCCCCTTGAAACGTCAACTCCCATAACATACTTGTGACCTAATACAGGTTCCTTCCATATCCATAATGAATTTCCCATCATCTTGTTTTGTGGTTCACGAATCATATTTTCTCTAATATTTTGCATCATATTAGAATCAAACACGTTATCACCCGAACCTAAGAAATTACACTCCAACTCCT